TATACAATCCTAATTAAGGAGTTATAAATGATCGATCAATTTGAAGACCTTATGGGAATTGTTATTGAGACTGGACATGCCCCTCTTGATAAAAAACTCAATTCACATATTTGTTATGGGGGCGGTGGAGGTGGTAGAACTACTACTTCTGAAAGTGGTGTACCTAAAGAATTTAGACCTTATGTTACAGAAGGGCTTAAAGATGCTGAAGCAGCAAGAAAATCAGGTGATCTTAGTTATGTAGCAGACATGACACAAGAACAAAAAGATTCGCTTGATATGCAAAAAGGTTTAGCTACAGGTCAATTACAAACTATTGCAGATGAAAGCTCAAAAGCTAGAGATATTTTAGGCGAAGCTTCTCGTGGCGAAGGTATTTTTGGAACAGGAGCATACGATACAGTAGCTCAAGATATGTCTACTCGTCTTCAAGGATTAGGCAATCAAGCTCGTGGTCAAGCACAGACTGCATCTGCATTAAAAGGTGGATTAGGTTCTGCTCGTCAACAAGCTATGCAAGAAAAAGTAGTTACAGATACTATGTTTGATGCGGTAGGTAAAGAAGTTGATGCACAACGTCAAGGAAGATTAGGCGCAGCTAAAGACGTAATTGGTACAGGCACAGATGAAGCAACGCAAGCAGGGCTTGGCGCAGCAGCACTCGAAAGAGTAGGTACAACAAAACAAGCGCAAGACCAGCGAGAAGGTGATGCTACATATCAAGGCTTACAACGTTTCTTTGGAATGCTAGGTTCACCTGCAGTTGGATCAACTACAACACAAACACAGGGTGGAGGCAAGTAATGGGTTATTTAGATATCTTTGAAGATCCGTTAGCTCCAATGGCTGCTACTGCAAATGACAAAGATGGCTTACCCCAAATGCAAAGAAATGCACCTGCAGTTGCACCTTCTAATGATCCAACACTTAAAGAACAAGCTTTAGACATGGCAAAAAATAAAGCAATGGGTGCGGCTGAACAAAAAGGAAATGAATTTTTTAGTGAAAAAGTTATGCCTAAAGCTAAAGATTTCTTTTCTATGTTTTCACCAGATAAAGCTGCAGCCGCTAGCAATGCAGGAACTACTATAGGTAGTACTGGTATGGGTAGTCCTGCTGTTTTAGGCGCAGAAATAGGAACAGGAGCAGCAGCAGGCGGTGCAGGCGCAGGGGCAGCTATGGCAGCAGCAGCTCCGTATGTAGCCGCTGGTTTAGTTGCAGATGAAATTCTTGGCCTCGGTCTTAGAGAAAAATTTTTAGGATTTAATCAAGGTGGAGAGGTAAAAGGGCCGTTGTATGTTTCTAAAGGAAAGAAAACGCCTGAAGGTAAAACTATTGCAGAACAAATTGAATACATTCGAATGAAAGAATATTTAGAAGGCTGGGATCAAGCTAGAGACGATTATTATTCTTCTCAAGGAATGGGAAATCTTTATAAAAAAGAAGGTGGAGAGGTAAAAGGGCCGTTGTATGCAGGCATGGGAATGCTTGCGTTAGCAAAGAAAGCTAAAGAAAAAGAGATGATGCCTGGAATGCTAGGTGTAGCTCAACAATTTCTGTCTGAAGGTGATTTGGTAGGGCCACTGGCTCTTCGAAAAATTAAATATAAACAAGATGGTGGTAAAATAGAAATAGAAGCTACTATGGGAGATTAATATGCATATTAAAAGCTTTAGACAAAAAGATCGCTACGGTAATGAAACTGCTGTAGAATTCTTTGATGTTCCTGAGATGCAAATCCCAGAGTACGATCATCCTGGAGAGCCTAAAGGTTCTGATACAGTTCCAGCTTGGCTAACTCCTGGAGAATTTGTAGTTAATGCAGAAGCAGTTCGTATGTTTGAACCACAAATAGAAGCTATGAATGAAGTTGGTCGTGATATGCAATCTGAGCAGGGCGGCACAATACCTGAAGGTGGAACTGTTCCTATCCCTAATGATCCTGTATATGCTGGTGAAGGTAATTTTATTTCTAATCTTTTTAAACCGCAAGCCCCTCCTGGAATGGAATTAAGAAAAATGAAAGATGGCGATTGGGGTATGTGGGCAGGTAATATTTATAGAGGTAAATATAAAGAGCCTAAAAAGAAAAAGAAAGAAAATACTTTTTCTAAGTTTATTGGCATGAATGAAGGTGGTGAAGTTCCTGTATATGCAAGCGAAGGTCTTACTGGTTTTCTTAATAAATATATTCTTGGCCCAAATGCTCAAATTGAAACCGAAGATGATGAGGATAAGAAAACATCAAATGTACCACCAATTGCGTTAAATATTCCTACAAATACAGATGATACGCTTACTTCTTTTCTTAAAGCAGAAGAAGGTTTGCGTAATGAAGCGTATTTAGATTCAGCAGGTGTTCCGACTATTGGGTATGGCAGTACATATGGCGTTAAAATGGGAGATAAGTTAAGCGATGCAGAAGCTAATCAAAAACTTATTAAAGATATGGCAGTTGTTGATAACGACTATTCAAAACTTGTGGATGTGGAGCTTAACCCTAATCAGCAAGCCGCAGTTAAATCACTTTTATTTAATATTGGTGGACCGCAATTTGCAAACAGTAAAGCTAGGGCTGCACTCAATGCTGGAGACTTTGAAACATTTCAAAAAGAAGCTGCTGAATTTAGAATGGCTGATGGAGAAGTGCTTCCTGGGCTTGAAGCAAGGCGTGCAAGAGAAGCTTTGTTATTTAATAAACCGTTTGAAGGCGACTTTACAATGGATGAAAGTGCGCCAATGCCTCCGAAAGAAATGGAAGAGCCTCCAAAAAAAGATGAGCCATTTAGCATCTTTGGTTTTCAACCATTTGAAGACACTAGACCTGATAGCGTTAAAGCTAAAAATGCAGAGTTTAATCGTAAAATTGCTGAACTTAATGCAGAAGAAGTTGGAAATAGTTTTAAACAAATGGAAACCCAACGATTAATTAATCTTCAAAATGGTGAAGATGAGTTTAAAGGCATTAATAAAAATACTTATAATGGTCTTAAAGATGCTGTTGAATTTCAAAAAGGTGAAGTAAATGAAAATACTGAAATAGCATTAGATAAAGGTAAAGTAGATCCTGAATTAGCAACAGCTGCTTTAGAAGCAACTAAAGCTGAAACTTCAGAGTTAGGTGTTCCTAAACCAGAAGAAATTGCTGTAGCAAATACTCCTGAATATCAAGATCATGTTCGTAGAGCAGCGGCTGCTGGAGTACCTCCTAAAAGTCCTTCAGAGTTTATTGAGTATCATACTCCAACTAATGAAGCTGGTCAAAGCCCTGCAGATAGATTTGCTTTATCAAAAAATAGCGATGAAGTTTCAGCTAACGAAAAAGCAGTTGCAGAAGCAGTTACTACTGCTCAAGCCGAAACTGAATCTAATAAAAATCAAAAAGAAGAAAGTGATACTAGTGCTGCAGAAGATGTTATTAAACAACTTGGCCCTGTAGACAAAATGACTCCTGAAGGAGAAAAGAGTATTACTGATTTGCTTAAAAGCCTTGATGATGGTAACGCAGACGACGATACTAAAAATAAGTTTGAAGAAATAATGGGTACTGCAGGTGAATGGTTTAAAGGCGCATTTGCAGATATGTTTAGTGGCCCTGAACTTGCTCGTATGGCTATTACTTATGCTGGTTCTCGTTTAATGGGTTATGATCATGGCGGTTCTTTACAATACTCTATGAAAAATTATATTGAAAGAGTAGATGCACAGGTAACTGCTCGTCAAGCCTTTATTACTGATGAAGATAACCTTGATCTTTATACTAAAGAATCTTTAAATGCTTATCGTAAGTCTGGCAACATTGAAGATCTTGTAGAGAAAAACGCTGGAGCAGCACCTACTATGGTTGAAACTTCAGGACAAGCTTATCTTGCAGGTTACGGACGAGTTGAAAAGTTTAAAGATGCAAATGGAATTGAATATGTAAATCTTCAAGGAAAAAATATTCCAATTAATCAGGTTGCTAGTATACTTGAACCTTGGAATGAATCTGTTCATGGACGTGAAGCTGTTCAAAAAGGATTTAGAGAATCAATGGAAAGTGCAGCTAGCGAATTAAATGCTGCAGCTGGACTTTATGAAGGCGAAGATAAAGATACTCGTATTAAATTTGATTACGTAAATTTAGCAAGACAGGCTGAACAAAGATATAGTGAATTGTTAAAGCAAAATGGTGTTTCATTAAGAGATGCACCTGAATTGCAAATACAAATATCTGAAGCAATGAAAAGATTTGTTTCAGACACTATTGAGTTTAATAAAGATAAAAAGAATAGAATAAAACCTCGTAGTATGCGAGCTTATATCAATGATGAGATTAGGCAAACTCTAACTGGTATTCCTAATCAATTCTTTACTGGCGCATCACCTTCTGTTACTAATGTTTTAGATGACAGAATTGCAAGTGAAGTAGTAGATGAAAATGGTAAAAAGCTTAGTCCTAAAGATCCTGGATATGCAGAAGAATATAAAAATCTTTGGTATGCATCTTATGCAGCTTTTAGATTGCAAAATGAGTACCCTGAGATTTCAAAACATAATCTTTCACATTGGGAAAATTTAGCAGCTAAAAGTAAAGATAAAAAACAACAGCATACTCCATTTACTAAATGGATGACTAGCACTCCAGCTTCAGAGGTAGCTGCAATTATTGAAGCAGCAAATCTTGATGGTAATTTAGATTTGATTATGCAAAATATGTAAAATTATACCCTAAGAGATAAATACACCCTTATAGGGGAGTATCCTCTTAGGGTTTTTTTATTTTTCAGGAGGTTAATATGGCAGAAGATTTGTTAGACAGCGATGGTAAACGTCGCCGTTGGATAGATGCTGATACTCTTAAAGGAGATGACGGTAAAGATCTTCGAATTGATGGATTTAATGCTCCTGAAACGAGTAAAATAATTCGAAGAGATGGAGAACTCCGCTCAATACAAGGACAACTTGGTGGAAAAGAAACTACTGAAGCTGCTGCTAGAATTGCAAAGGAAGGCGGCTTTAATAAAATAGTTGATCTTGGTCGAGAAGATTCTTTTGGTCGTAAAAGAGTTGATTTGCAAAACGCAGCTGGTGAAAGCTTTGCAGATGCAATGTATGAGGCAGGGGCTGTAGATGAAAATCTTTTTACAGATCAAAGCGGATTAGATGCTGCTGCAAAAGGTCGATTAGACGAGCAATTATTTGGTAAACGCAGATATAATGATATTATAACAGAGGAATTAGGTGCAATTAAAGAAGTACCTGTTTTGTTTAAAGAATCTGCAAATAATGAAAAAGAATATTTAGATTCAGTTATGGAAGTAGTAGCTGCACAAAACGGTTATGACTTAACTGATGAAGGAGATTATAAAGCAGCTTATGATGCTGCATTAGATGGCAACTTTGATACCCGTAGTCTTCCTTTTAATGCCATTGATTTTTCTCAAGGCGACAGAAATATGATGGGTGTTGCTAAAAATCAATTTGGTACAGCTTGGAATACAGGCTGGAAAGGAATGTCTACTGCGCTTGCAGGATTTGCAGAGCTTGCTGGTGTTGGTCTCGGTAGCGAAACATTAGCTAATTGGGGTGCAGATAAAGTTGAAGAAGCAAGAGAAGATTTATCTAATGCGCCTATACTTAGAAACTTAGACTTTAGAGATGTAGATGGAATTTGGGATGGTTGGCAGTATTTAACTAATAATATGGCAATGTCAGCCCCATACCTAATTACTTTATCAGCAGGTCATTTACTTTCACCTGTAACTTTTGGTGCTAGTATACCGTTAGCTTATAGTTCAATGATGGGTGTTCATGCAGGAAATGTGTGGAATGATATTGAAGGACCAAAAGGTCGCGCTGAAGCTGGTGGCGCAATAATTGCTGGCACTGCAATGGCAGTTATGGATCGTCTTGGTATGTCAGGTATTTTACCAGCATCTAAAATTTTAACTAAGTCAGGACGATTAGAAGTAGCTAAAGCACTTAAAAAACAAAACCCAGGAATGACTACTCAACAAGCACTTGCTACTGTACGCAAAGAATCCAAATCAGTAATTAAAGGTGCTATTCAAGGCATGGGTAACTTTGCCTCTGACCACATTAATAGCGGCAAGGTAGTTAAAGAAGTACTTAAAGGTGCTGGTCGTGGTGGTCTTATGGAAGGCATGACTGAAGCCGCCCAAGAAGGCACTGGATATCTTGCTTCTAAAAATATGTCTGAAGGTGGGCTTGACCAGAACTTTAATCCAAATGAATTTACTAATTTATTAGCGTCTGCAGCAGTTGCAGGTGCATCACTTGGTGCAAGCTTTGGTGCAGCAGGATCTACTATCGAAGCTGGTGATCGTTATGCAATGAGCAAAGGCTTGATGCTAGGCCGTATTGATAAACTAAATCCTTATGATAGATTTTCACAAGAAATTGGAAGGCAAGGTTCTACTGATGATATTAGAGTTGAGCTTAATCAAAAGACTAAAAATAAAAAAGGCGGTCAATTAGGCGCAGACTATGCAACTAAAGGCAAGAAGCAAAGAGGTACTTTCTTAGATAAAATTAAAAATCCAACTAAGTATTTACCTGAACTGTATCGTGCTGCAGCTACTACCGCATTTAGACCTGAATTATTAAGGCGTTCAGCTGCTGCAAGAAAACTATATGCATTGGTTGGTCAACCACTTGGTCGTCTTTATTCGGGAAGAGATGTAGGCGCACAAGAGGCTAAGCATAGAGCAGATTTACTTAATCAATTAAATGCTCAACGTATATTTGCACGTTTTGGAATGCCTGATAGAGTTTCCAGTTCTAACCGTATTTCAGATATGATTCGTAGATTTACAGATAAAAAGGGAGATAGAGACGCTTTAGCAGATGACCAAGAAGTAATGGAAAATTATGATGCTATTATGACTACGCTAAATGAAATGCAACAATTTATGCGTATGGATTATGAGCTACGTAATACAACTTATAAGAGTCAAGATGCAAGTCGTGGTGATCTTGCTTTTGAAAACTTTATGGGTGCTAAAGGTTGGGATTGGAAAAAAGTAAGAGATAATCGTGAAGCTTGGTATGCTTGGATGCGAGGCATTAAAGATAGTAATGGTCAACAAGCTTATACTGAAGCCCAGATTGATGATATGTATAATAAAATATCTAACAATGAGGATGTCACTGATTTTTCTATTGTAGAAGGTGTTGCATACGTTCCTGGGTCACTTAAAGATAATGCAACTCAAAGGCTTTCAGATATTGAAGGTTATGATCAATTTGCTAATACCGATATCTTACAAAATCTAATTAATAGAGCAGATCAAACTGCTAAGTATGCTGCATATACAGAATACTTTGGTGAAGGCGGTAAATATTTAGATCAGCTTTATATGGATATGAAAGAAGACGGGCTTACCGATGAAGAAATTGCAGAAGTAGCTTATCATACAAAGAATATTATTGATGCAGGAACAGGTAACTTTAATCCTATTAAAAACAGAAAGGTAGCCGCATTCCAAAGAGCTGCTGCTTTTTATGCATCAACAGTTGGTCTTCCGCTAGCTGTATTTAGTTCTATTCCTGAATTTATTATGATATTATATCAAGGCCGTGGTGGTGCTGATGTAAAACGTGGCATTCACTCAGCTACAGGAGAAATGGTACAAATCTTTAAGGGTATTGTTAATATGAAACAAAACCCTGCTCTTAAAAATGTTCCTAATTTACCTATTTATAGGCAATCAGTTCAAAACTTAATTAGTGCTGGATTGTTTCCTGATGATGCAACCGTAGCTACTCGTTATGGATTAGGCGAGACTGATATTAGTAAAGCATGGTGGCAAAAACAATTCTTTAAATATACAGGTATTGCAGGCATTACTCAGTTACAACGTGCTATTGCAGCTTCTGCTGTTTCTGGTTTTGTATCTGATAGAATTAAACTTTTATTAGCTAACGAAACAGATATGACTGCTAAAACTACTTTTGGAAAGTGGAATGCAGCAGAACAAGGAAGTAAAGTTCTTAACGTTAAAGCAAAGCGTCAACCTTATAATCAAGATCAATTAGAAGTTTACCGTCAACTAGCTAACTTAGGTATGGATGTAGATGAGTATATTCGTATTCAAAAGAAATATTTAGATCCTGCTAAAAATTCAGAAGGAAAAACTTTATTTGATAGATTGATTGATATGGGTGATCCTGAAGCTCAACGTGATATGGAATTTATTAATGAACAATTAGAAACTGTAACATGGTATTTTGTTAACGATAGAGTACAAAACCCACAGGCATATAATCGTCCATTGTTTTTTCAAGATCCACACTTTCAATTATTTGTTCAGTTTAATGGTTTTATTTCTACCTTTACAGCTAATATTGTTCCAAAACTTTGGAATGATTATTTAAAGAACGGTAGTCCTCGTATGCAATATAATACTTTTGCTTTGATTTGTCTTATGACTGCAACTGCAGGTGCATCTCAATGGCTTAAAGATTATCTTAAGTTTGGTGGGTCTACCCCATACTTATCTAACGAACAATTAGTGCAACGTGCTTTAATGAATTCAGGCGTACTTGGTTCAGGCGAGCGTATTGTTAACGCAGTGTTTCCAATGTATCAAGATAGAGATGAAGGCATTGCAGGTCGTATATTTGGTGAAACAATTGGTGGTGCGCCTACAGCTAGACTTGGCTTTACTGGTGCGAAGCTGTTAAAAGAAATAGGGCAAGGTGATTATGAAGGGTCTTTAAGGGCTGGAACAAAGCTTCTTCCAGGCATTGCACCTGTAACACCTGTTCGAAACGCAATAACAGATATATTACAATTTAATCGACCAAGCAGTTGGCCTTTTAATCAAGGAGAATAATTATGGCCCCAAGAGTAAGTAGACACGCTGGCGTTAACTTTAGATTTAAACAACGTCAACGTGAACAAGAACGTATGGGTGTTAATCAAAGCCCTACAGATGATGATAGAGCGCGATTAGCTGCTGCTATGGCAGATAAATTAGAAGCTAAACGAGCAATTGAATCAGAAATGCCAGCACAACAATTGCAGGCAAGGATGGCACAACCTAGAGACGCTATCGATCCAGATACATTTCAAGGTACACCTCCCGATCAATTACAAACAGGACAGCTTAGGCCTGATGACCCTACTATTGATCCTTCAGCAGAACAAATTGCAGCTGCTACAGCAGCACCGATGTATCAATATAAACAACAAGGGCCAACTCTTGATCCAAATGTAGATCGAGTAAGTGAAGTTACACAATCTCAAAAAGAAGATTTATTTCAAGAAGATTTGTTTCAGCAAACTGCAGCGACAGGAGTTATTTCTGATGAAAACGCTCCTGCGTTTGCAGAAGCTGTAGAAGATTCTATGAGAGAAGATTATAGACATGATGATGGTATGATGAAATTTTCTTCAATACTAGAATCAGCCGCTAACTCATTTAATTTTACTGCAGGTAAAGCTAATTTATTTGGAACTAGAATTGATATAACAGAAGGCGATCAAGAATTGCTTGCTTCTGATCCTCAACGATTGTTATTTGAAAAAGGCGATGCAATTAATTTTATTCTTCGTAATGATAATAAACTTAATTTATCTGTAGATCCTAAAAATCCTAATTCAAATATTAAAAGAGAAGCAGGGCGTGCAGCAGCAATGGCTGTTATTATGGCATTATCAAACAAAATGATGCTTCAAAATAAAGAAATAGATGAAGCTAACAATGAAAAACAACATGCTAGTGCATTAAATAGAGGTGTACTTGGCCCTGAAGTTGGTAGAATGTTTGAACGGATGCTGTATCCTACTCAAATGGATAAGCCTGAAGATGTATTTAAAGGTGTAACAGAAGGCTATGGGTATCAGTCTAGACTTACTCCTGAAGAACATAGTCTAATTGGGCAAGTGCTATTACAAGGTTTTGCTGATTCTAAAATATTTGATTTTATAGAAGCAGTAGAAGTTACAGATGCCGACAATAAAAAGACAATTAGCTTTAAAACTACTCGTGCTGGTGATAGAAAAATGTCATCAATGCGAAAAGGAATTAGGAGAGCTTTAGGTCTTGCTCAATTAAAAGATAAACCTGTTTCGTTATTGCCTACCGATCAAGGTAGAATGAGAGGTGAAGGAGCTACTTTCCAAAAACAAGTTACAGCATCTCCTGAACGCAATGTTGTTACTCCTGAAGTACAAGCAGCAATTGATGCATTAAGCTCAGTACAACATACCGTTGCAGGTCATGCTACTACTTTATATGCTGGCGTACTAATGGGTGGGCTTAAAAATCGTAATAGCGTATTTGCTAAAATGGCTAAGCAAGACGAAAAATATCTTGTTAATAAAAGGCAATCTTTGCTAAATGATTATTTATATAAACATATAAAACAAAACCTTCAGCCTGAAGAAGTTGGTGGTGATCGTAATAAATTTTTACAGCAAGGTATGTCTGAAAAAGAATCAATTCGTGCTGCATTTGAAGAAGTTGCTAATGCTCAGGCTATACAAATCCAGAGAAATCATCTTGCAGAAAGAAGTGAAACGCTTTCAGATGGAATAAATCGTGCTAATGTACCTTTTTATTATGCATATACAGTAATTAATAATTCATCTCGAATGATGATTGCTAATGATGAACTTAATTATCAATCAGATAAGCTAGCTCGTTTTTTAGTATCAGGTGGTATGCCAGCCTTATTTACCGTTTCTTCAGGATCAGCTATTGATACTGCAATTAAAGAAGCAACAAATGGAACAACTTTAAAAGGTGAATCTGGTTTCTTTAGAGTTATTGCAAGGTCTCTTGTTCTTAATGCAGATAAGCTTTCTGTACCCGATCAACTTAAAGCATTAAAAACAATGTTAGAAAAAGATGGTGGTGCATTTAGAAAACTTGCTGCTGAAGTATATAACTATAGAGAGCAAAATAAAAACTACACTGACTTAGCAAAAGAAGCGCAAGCGCAAGGACAAAAGCCACCTCAACCACAGCCATTTTTAGCAAGTGAAGGATTAGAAGCTTTCTTAAGCGATCATGCTGACAACGACACTTTTTATTTTGCGTTAGACGCATTGCATGAGCTTCATGCTTATACATTAGCAAAACAAACTGCATTACAACGTCAAAAAGATGGCGATAGTCGTCCAGTAAAATTTGCTACTAGAGTAAAAGCAGAAGTAGATGGCAATTCTAACGGTGCTGTTATTCAAGCATCTCAAATGGGTGTTGAAAATATTCTTAAAAGGGGAGGAGTTCTTTATTTAAATGCAGATGAATTCGAAGGTGATATCCGTGAGGATGTATTTAGGATTCTAGCAGATCAAAATAAAGTAGAAAAGGAAGATTATTGGCAGGAAACTTATGCTGCAATTGGACAAAATCCAAGCATGATTAAGAAGCTAATGAAAAGCCCTATTATGACTTCTATTTACGGTAAAGATCCTGAGTTTCATCAAGATACTGCAAAAGTATTTATTGATGAGTATCCTGAATTGTTTGAAGGAATTATTGGTAATGGATTGCTTAGCTATGAAGAAACAATTAAAGCATTAGCTGGACATATTGAAAAAGGTTTAACATTAGGATTAGGCGGTGCGTTAGAACATTCAAAAATTGTTAAACGAGCAGGTCGTATTTTTACTTTTGCAGACTCAATGTTTAATGTTCGTGGTGCAAATGGCTATTTAGTTATGGCAGGAGGAATAGAATATTTACCTGTTGATCCGCGATCTGCGTTTCCTCAAGGCGGTCAAGAGTTTGCAGCAGGGCAAGACAATACTGCAAGATTTAGATTTGGGGAAGGATTACGATCTGAACCTGGATTTAGAGGCAGAAGTGTTGCAAACATTCAAGTAACACGAGCAGTGTCGTCTCCATCTGCAGCGGCTCGTAGCCGTAATGTAGGGGAGGGAGAAAGAAGTAAGCCTGATATTGGAAGTAAACTTCGTAACCAAGCAGCTGTTAATTTAACTCAAAACATTGATGCAACAATTGCACAACGAACTGTTCAACGAGTAATTAATAATAATACAGCACCAACGGTTATGCAAGTTTATGATGCATTTATGGGTGATGCTAATTCTTTTGATACGCTTGCTAAGACTGCAAACGATGTATTTAATGAAGTAAATGCTGAGTTTAATATGTTAGAAGCTGAATATGAAGCATTTAAAGAAATGTTAAAAGAAATTCGTTCAACCATTGAATCAGCAAAGGTGTCGGGAGAAACTTTCGATATCGGAACTCAAGGCAAATATAAAGCCTTTGGTGACTTCTTTAGCGTCACAGGTATGGATAGTCCTCGTATGAAAGCAATTATGAGGAGGGATATGCCTGATGGTGTTGATGGAGGTAATTCTAAAGAGCAAGCACAACATGATGCTAAACAAAAAGCATTTAATGCAGTAAGAGAATTACGTGCAGAAGCTATACGCTATGGTTATTTTCCTCAAAAAGAAAATGTAGCATTAACAGCAGATCAATTTAGTAAATTGTTTGAACAAACAGTTAGTCTATTAAATGTTGAAAATGATTTTAAACGTATGATATCTGAAGTAAATTCAAAGCGAGCAGCTATTCAACAGCAGCTTGAAAAAGATAGAGCTTCAGCTAGAGGAGATCGTAAGTCTCAATATAGTTAAAAAATAAACCCCACAGGGAATCCTAATAGGAAACCTTGTGGGGTTTTTTATTTTAAAACTTAAGACCAGCTGCTTTAGCTGCTTTAAGAGCCATGCTTTTCATTTTATCTGCTTTATGTCGAGCTTCTTTTTCAGACATACCTTTAGAAATATAACCAGCCATGTTTTCAGCGTGTACTTTATCAAGCATTACACGATTAAAACTATCTGAGCCAATAATATCGTCGGGTATACCCAACTCTTTATAGTCGTAGTCATTAATATCATGGCCTTTTTGAGATAGCCAGTTTTTGTTTTCTGCCATAGTAACCTCCTAACAGAAGAAGTAATTTGAATTTATAATCTCTTTAACATCAAGATTACCAATTGTAGGTTGTCTTCCATTAAAGCCTTTTCCAAAAGAAATTGCATCATAGAAGTTTTCTTTATCATACATTTTAATAAACGTATCACGAGTTTTTGCCATTAACAATTCAATATTAGTAGCGTATGTACTAAATGAATCATGCACAGCACCGAAATCGTTATTCCAATCAGCAATTACTAATGCCATATGAGAAGCATCCATGCTATGCACAAAGTTAGGGCTAATACCACACATAAATCCACGCCTATCAGGGATATCTGTTTTCTCTCTAATAACGTGTTTAAAGCGGATTTCACCTTTAGGCGTATTAAAGCCATAACAATCTACTTTTGCAGGGCGAGTACGGTAACACTCATATACTACAGGAAAACCTGATGGCGTTGTCCATTCGATAGCGTGTCCTCTATCTGTACCATATATACCAAGCCAATTATTTATTTCTTGGTCAGCAAGTTTTTGCAAGTACTTCATAGTAGTTAATGGGCCAGGACAAACTTCTTCAATGGCTTTAATTATTTGACCGCTAAGATCAATACAATCATATTCACTAATATTATAATCATCAGTATACCCGTATTGATAACAGTCAGAGTACATTGACTCAGCCATTTTCTTTTGTCCACAGCTATAAGCACGAGTCATAGCAGCACGCTTAGCAATTCCTTTTCGAATATGCTTCATTGGTATCTGTCTTTCTTCAAACCAATCAGGCATACGCTCAGTAAGGCGTTTAGCAATTTGTACATAGAAATCATTTTGAATATCTACAGGTACAAGTCCAACTAATTCACCTGTCTTTTCGTCTTTAGACATTGCACCTAAATGTTGCCAACCATTATTAGCACCATCAATAGGCACAGGTAAATGCGTGTAGAAATCACCTTCTGCAGTAGAATATTTATACCACTCAATGCAACATGCTAAGAAAGATATCTCTTTTTCTGCCTCTGCAAAGAAGAAACCCATTTCTCCAGCTTCAACAATCGTATCAATGTTTTGCTGAGTCCACATAGCCCTGTCTTCGAGAGTCATTTTATCTACTGAAATAGTATCTAGTCCTTCGTTTTCTAACACAGAACGATAATCTGCTGTAACCCAATTAGGAATTTCATCTATGGTATATGACTCATTATAGCAACAAGCGGTATGTACAGCTAACCAGAAGCTAGCTTGCTCATTAAATAATCTTCCTTCAGCAAACAATAGTTGTCCTCGTGCCATGTCTGAACCTTGGAAGTTAAAGAATGGTTCGCTATAATAAAGCCGACCTCGGTAATCTGCATCAATATAAAAGTAAAATTCTTTATGCAGCCACTTTGCTGCGGTAGCCATTATTTCTTTTACTTCACGATTCTTTGAAGCTTGGCGTTGATAAAGCTTTTCATTTTCTTTGGCATTATCACCTTTAAATATTTCATTACCAATAAAGTTATCCCAGTTTTCCATAATAGCTTTATGTATATCTTCATTTACTTTAAACCTAGTAGATTGAAGTTTATCAATTGCTTTTACAAACGGTTTATCTTTATATTTTAAGAATAAATATTCTTTAGAACGATCCCAAGTTTTAATTACACTTCTACCGTTAGGTTGAATTAAACTAGTAATAGGTGGAATTGCATTTTCAGAAATACAAATAGATTTTCCAGCTGGCACTTCCATTTCACCCCATTTAGAAGTAGCATGAATAGTAACTGGCTTGCGGCTTTTTAAGTGGCCTACACTAATTGTAAGATAATCACACATAACAAAGCCTTCGATAACTAAGTCGCCGACTCTAATGTGATCTCGAAAGTTTACATTGCTGCTATCCCAATTTTCAATAATATATTTACCGATTGCCATAGAAGCTTGTGTAATAGGTGTTTCGCCTTCAACTTTACTACGTTTAAAACAGCGTTGAATATATTTGCGAGCATAAATAATCATGTCTTCAATTAAGAAGTCAAGCATATCTACACCATCAGTATCAATCATACGCATAAGTTGAAGATTGCGTCTAGGTTTAACGCCAATGTCTTCGCTACGAATTCTCTCCAAAAGATAAGTCTTTATGTCCTGCATCTTTTCTCTTTCTAATATCTACGCCCCAAGTAGGAGCTGGTGGGTTGTTAAGTGTGTGAGTGTCACACGTTAACGGATCATAGTTTGGTTTAATTCCGACTAAAATCTCATACTTTTCGACAGGGAAAATCTTTTCTACTTCAGGCAGATCTTCCCTATCACATTGAACCCATGCAATATGGTCAGGGTCTTCTTCTATTGTTTGGAAATGGACTTGCATAACCTAATCATCTCCTTGTCCTTGAGGATTTTATAGCCTTCCATATATCGTGGATCTGCTTCAATAATGACAACTTCGCTGATCCCAGATTGCAAGATAAGTTTAGTACACTCCATACAAGGCGCGAGCGTAGTGTAGAGTGTGGAACCCAATCCGTTGCCTCCAGTACGAGCCAGCTTGCAGATAGCATTAGCTTCAGCATGAATAACAGTAGGTAAAGTAACCCCTGTAGTAGGATGCTTACAATCGTTATCAAAGCCAGAAGGAGTTCCGTTCCAGCCCATCGAAATAATGTTTCCATCTTTAACAAGTATTGCTCCAACTTTAGTATCAGTATCCCATGACATTTGAGATACACGCTTTGCGATATCCATGTACATATCATCATATCGCTCTTGTTTTACCGACATAGTAACCTCCTAACGGCCTTGCCCTCGGTATTTCTTTCTAGTTGAATATTTCTTTCCTCTAAAGGTTGTTCTTTTGCGAGGCTTTAGAAGAAAATACATAGTATCTTTAGTAACTTTCTTTGCCATTATTCATATGCCTGTTCTAATTGTTTTTCCAATAACTCTATTTTATTAGCACGCATTATTGCTTGACTACGATATTTATTGCGTTCTGCAATTGTTTGTTCAAGCAATCTGCGTAGCTCTTGGTTTTCAACTATTAATTTATTTAGTTCACCCATTATAGAACCTCAAAGTCAATAGCGTGTTCATCATAATATGCTAATCGAGTCGTATCGTGGTTGTACTTAGCGTGTCCAGCGGGGCCAGTTCGACCTGTAAACCGACTTTTAAGCACGACGAAATTAATTGTGTTTCTAATTTCTTCGTCTTCATTAGCCATATCTCTAGCGAACCCAATGATATCAAATGATATTTGTTTGATTGAACCAGAACCTTTGATGTCATCCATGCTAGGTAGTTTGCCTTGCTCGAAGGTCGAACCGCCACCTTGAACCTTGCGTAGGTGACTGATAACTCCAAGCCATATATTGTGCTTCTTTGTAAGCTTAAGAAGATCTGACATAACTTTATCAATGGC